ACGATGTGCGTCTCCAGATTTGACGGGTTTGTTATGATGTCGCCCGCCGCGATGCAGAGAGTGAAGTCTGTCGCGCTCAGATCTCCGTTAAACAGAGCCGTGATCGAGATGTCGTAAGAATAAGGCGATGACACCATTACGTTCGTTCCGCCCGTGGTCCAGTCGCCCAGGATGCCGGCCGTGCGGAAATTGCTCCATGATATAGCCGAGAGCGCGTTGCTCGTGTCATATTTCGCCATGTACCAGCGATTGTAAATCTGGCTTGCGCCGCTCACTGCTCCGTCAAGCACCAGGTGCAGCGTCGCCGATGTGATCTTCGAGTATTTGAGCGCGTTCGGTCTTGTAAAGCGCAGGAGCGCGCCGTCAGCATATACTCCGGAGCTGGCTGCGCTGTCCCAGCTCGAGTAATTGTCTTTTGTTGCCAGGTAGAACGCGCGGGACGTTCTCGGATTTGTCACTCCGGTATTGTCTGCTGTCTGCGCTCTGCTCGAAACGTATGTATGACTAGACAGATAAATCGTCGTTGTTGCCATTAGTACGCAAGCCTCCTCTCAGCCATGCGCTGCTGCTGGGCGAGCTGCACGACTTTGTTGAAGTCGTCGACGTTCTTCGCGTCGATGGTGATGTTGTAGTAGTTGTTCTCGATCCTGCCGCCTGCCTGATCCGCCGGTGTGATGCTGCTGCCGCGGGGAAGTGTGACAAGCTCCGGGCCTGCCTCGCCCACCCACGTCTTTCCGCCGGCAAAGTCGGCGACACCGGACGCGTTGTTCATCGTTTTCTTCGCGTTGTTCTGGGCTCCGGTGATCGAGTCCGTCACACTCGAGACGGATGTGCCGACGCTGTTCATCGCTTCCTTCAGCTCGTTGCCTCTGCCGATCAGGACCGTGAGAACGGTCACAAGCGCGATCAGGGCCGCCACGATGCCGATGATGATCAGCGTGGTCTTGTTGGCTGCGAGGTCGAAGGTCTTGAAGAAGTTCGTGATCGTCTTTCCGGTGTCCGTTAGGCTCTTAATGGCCTTGACGATCAGCAGAATCGAAGCGACCACGGACGCGATGATCGCAATAGTCTTCAGAACAGGCACGGGAATCGCGCTCAGAGCCTCAAAAAGGGCCGTTAAGATGGGAAGGAGTACAAGCCCCAGGCTATTCTTTAATCCGTCCGCTACGTCCTTCATACGGTCCAGGGCATTGTTGAATTCATTCGCCCGGTCCAGCTCATCCTGACCGAGGACAAGCCCGAGGTTCTCTGCTTCGACTCCGAGCTCTTTCAGCCTTTTGGATCCTGCCTCGATGAGGGGATTCAGCTCCTTCGCGGATCTGCCGAACAGTTTCATAGCCAGCGCATCGCGCTCTGTCTCATTTTTGATCTTGCCGAGCTTGTCGATGGTCTCATAAAAAACATCGTTTGAGTCGCGGAGTGCGCCCTGTCCGTCCGTGATGCGGATGTGAAGCTTTTTGAACGCTTCCGTCGCCTCGTCGGATCCGTCGCGGGCTTTGCTCATGTTTTGGGTGAGCTTTGTGATCGAGCTCGACATGGTATCGACGCTCACGTCGACAAAGTCTGCCGCGTACTGAAGTTTCTGAAGCTCATCCGTCGCGATGCCGGTTGTGGATGAGAGCGTGTTCAGATCGTCAGCGAATGCTGCCACGTCGACGCTGCATTTGATAAATGCCGAGGCGATTGCACCGATGCCGAGGACTGCATTTCCGACTGAAGCGTTCACTCCGTCGAACTTCTGCGCCAGCTTCTCTATCGCCGGAGAGACGTTGATCCCGAGCGTGGATGCCAGACCGCGGATCTCGTCGCCGAAGGATCTTGTGTCAACGTCGGCTTTCTTGATGTTCTCGTCCGCTTCCCTCAGCTGTCCGTTCAATTTCTCGAGTGTGGTGCGCTCCTGGAGGAGCTTCTTGTCCAGCGCGTCGATCTCTTTCTGGGATGCGTTCTGCGAGCTCATGGCCGCGTCGTATGCGCGTTTTGCCTCTTCGACCTTCTGCGCCTGCAGCGCGATCTTCTGTGTCAGATATTCCTGCTTCAGGCCCAGCTCGTCGGTCGCGGCGCCGTAGTTCCTCGCCTGCTGCTGCGCGAGTTTAAATTCGGCATCGAGCAGGCCCATCTTGCGATTGACCTCGGTCACTCCACCGGTGAACTGGCTATAATCCAGTCCGAGATAAATTGTTCGCTTATTCGATGCCATTTACACCAGTCCTCCCAGGATGCTCTTGATTGACGGCGCAGACATCGCGCGCGGCTGCACGTTCGGGATGGGATGTCCCTGAAGGGCTTCCGCCTTTGCCTGCTGTTCTTTGCCCCACTGCTCGATCATGTAGATGACCTTGCCGATTGAAGAAGAAAAAAAGCTCTCCTCCGAGAGCCCGATCTTAACGGTCCACAAGTAGAAGAGCTCATCGAAGTCTATTTCAACAACATCTGCGCCAGTATTTTTTTTGCCATGTCATCCGACACTCCCGAGGTAGATCCCACGCTCTCGCTGAATGTCTTTAATATTTCCGAAACGCTCGCGAGATCCATGCAAGCAACCATCTTGCGGGCCTCGTCGATCGTAAAGTTTTCATTGTGATTCTTGCCTGCGGCATAGACCAGCTGCGCCGCCTGCTCCGACATCTTCATCTTGAAGAGGGCTTTAAAACCGCCCTCGAGCTCCTGCAGCTCCGTCATGCACTGCACATCAAAACGGAGGAGCACTGAGTCTCCCCCGTCAATGCACAATTCTATTTCCGGCGCTGATTTACAAATCATCTTCTTCGCCATGTGATCATCCTCTCCTCCGGTACGCGTTCATCAGGTTACGTCAGGAGCCGATCTGAATGCGGTCTGGACGGTGCTCGTAAAGTCCGCGTTGTCGGTGTCTGCGTACTTGATTACGCACTTGTCGAGCTCTCTGCGGACAAAGTCAACAACGAGCTCATCCGTGGTGTAGTTGATGCTGGTCTCGGACTGATTGCCGGTAATGTTTACGGGCTGAGCCTTGCCGACGAGCAGCCATGCTGCCTCATATCCGCCGTCATCCAGCTCGATCTCCATGTACATCGCAATCTCGATCGGCACGTCTGTCGTTTTAACGTCCAGGATGCCCTTGCTGGTCTCAATGGTGTGTCCGAGCATTGCAGCACGTGCTGCCTGCGGGAGCTTGTCGATGCCAAGACGGAGCTGTGCGCCCGTGAGCTTTGCTCTCTTTGAAACGATCTCGCCGTCACCGTAAAGCTCACCGGTGGCGAGTGTGAATGCGATGTCGACCGTGCGGATTGCCGGAAGGTCTACCGCAGTGCCGAGGGTGTATGCTGCGTTAGTATTGACACTAACGGGCGCATACTTGCAATTCTTGACGTTCATTTTGTAGTGCTGTGCCATGATTTACGTCTCCTCTCTGGGTATAAAGTTAAATCTGATAACCGACCGGAACTTCTTTGCGGTCGTGTCGTAGTATGAGTCACACTCCGGGACGGAGATCCCGCCCTGAGTGTCGAGCGCTGCGAGCAGGAGTGCCTGGTCGGAGTCGCGCTCACCTTTTTCTGTAAACCACAAATTGATGACTGCTTCAGACTCACGGACCTTTGCTCTGCCGTCGCCGATCAGCGCGGGCGGCTGACCGGTGATTTCGAGTGTGGCTGCGGGATAAACGATTGACTGTGATCCCAAAAATACGGGGATCGCGAGTGTGTCCTCGATCAGTTCGATCAGGCTTGTCTCTGTCATGTCTCCGTCACCTTCCTCTCCAGTTCGTTGATCATTCGCTCGATTGCAGGTGTGGCCGCCTGCATCGCTTTGCTTACAAAGTGAGTCGCCGGTGTATGGACCGTTCCGTCGGGATTCCTGGTGCCATCGTCGAGCAGGTGCCATTTATAGGCCGTATCCTTCCCGCCATGGACCGTGACTCCCGTGATGCCGGTCTTTGACTTCTTGCCGTTGACCGTTACCTTTACGTCGTCCCGCATGTGCTTGTAGCTCCCCGACTGGTAGCCGTCGTCCGTGCTGTCCGATTTTGGCAGCACGTTCTTGACTTCCTTCCGGATCTCCGCGCCGATGTCCTTCATCAGCTCGGCCTGCTCTGACTCCATGACAGTCTCCATGCGCAGCACGTCCGCGACGATCTGGTCCAGAGGCTTCTCGAACTCAAAATCCACTTTCATAAGCTCACCGTCACTTCTATCGTGCCGTCGGGCTTCTCGTAGGTGCGTATAATGTTAAACTTCGCGCCGCCGTAGATCAGCTCCGTCGGTATCTGCCGGACTCCGTTTTGCGTGCTGACCGCCTGCTCGTACTCATCCACGTCCATCTCGAAAATGTAGGACGGAGTGAGGCCGACTTCAACGGCCGCATAAAACTCGCGGTATCCGACCGACTTCTTTGCACAAAATACTGCGGTTTCCGTGCGTGTCACCTGGGACTCGTTCCTGACCAGTGTCACGAGCTTCGCTTCATCGTTATGGATCACTAGGCTCACCTCCGTCAGGCTCCGGATTCGGCTCGGGCCATTCCGCACGTTTGCGCATGTTGTCCAGCTGATAGAGAAAGGACCTCTCGGCTGCGTCGCGGATCTTCTCATCGGTTGAGATGTGCATGAGCACTCCCTGGATCGCACATTCCGTCACCAGCTCGTTGTCTGATGCCGCAATATCCGCAGGCACACCTGCACGCTCCATTTCCGCGCGCGCCCATGCGATGAGTCTCGTGATCTCGGAGTCCAGCGTGTTGTGCTTTATCCGGGCCGCGAGTTTTACGGTGTCGAGTATTGTTGCCATGATTCCTCCATCCGGCACGAGAGCGGCCCCGGAGGACCGCCCTGATGCCTTAGCTTTTATTCTGCTGTTACTGTTACGGTGTAGGTGGTGGTTCCATCGTCACCGGTAACTTCTACAACAACCTCATTGTCGCCGCTGTCCCATGTTACAACATCGCCGCTTTCGATTTCTGTATCGTTCACGGTGATGACAACGGTTGCATCGGCGCTCTCAGGTGTGGCTGTCACCTTATTCGTCGCGTTCGGAGTCGTAACGATGTAGTCCGTCTCCTCGGGATCGAACTCAGGCGTCAATGTAAGCGAGCCTATCGTCAGCCCCTTTAGGCTCTTACTTATGGGGTTACGTCGAGCTTCGCAAATGCCTTCGGAGCGAGCAGCGAGCACTGGAAGCGAGCGTATCCGGAGAATACGTTCACATGCTTCTCGATGTCCTTTGCGTTCTCCACCATGATGTCCTGAACCATGTTGCCGACAACCTGCTGAGGATCGCCGATCCAGATGAGGTCGTCAGCAATAGCATCCTCTGCCTTTACGGGGAAGCCTGCGAGATAGCCACGGATCGCTTCGTTCGCGTCATGCTGGAAAAGAGGACGTCCGGTTGTGTCAACCATTCCTACGATGTACTTGTAGATGGTAGACTGCGAAGCGTAAACAGCAATGCCGTTCACGTTCTTCAGAACACCGAGGGCTCCTGCGATATCGGTCCAGACAACCTTGCCGCTGGTAGCAACATCGAGGTCGTTGCCGGTGCTGTAGTAATCGGTGCCGATCTGGGTGATGACATCAGCTGCGAGAGCTGCGCCGAGGCGGTCTGCGATCTCGTTTGCGATGAACTGCTCGAAGCCGTCGATCGACATGATGCCGAGTGCGTAGCTGATCTTGACTACCTTTGCAAAGTCCTTACCTGCGAGAGTAACCTTTGCGAAGGTGTTGTTCTCTTCATCGGAAGGAGCTGCGCCCTCGCTTACGGTGCCAGCGTCACCTGCTGCGATAGCGGTGCGCTTTGCAACCTCGAGGATAGTGCCGGTGCGGTAGATGGTGATATCGCGGAGGATGCTGTGCTTCTCGTTGATCAGATCCCAGATCTGATTAAGGAGAGTTGTGGGTACGGTGTAGCCTGCGGTCTGGCCGGAGGTTGTTCCGGTTGTGTGGGTGAATGCGGTTCTCTCTTCATCGGTGAGAGGCATTCCGAGCATGTACTTGCTCCATGCGGTTCTGTACTCTTTGCTGTTTACGTCGTACATAGTAGCTGTTCTCCCTTCTGTAGGTTTGATAATCTTCTCGGGCTGAGCCTTGCCTGCTTCAAGCGCGGCAGCTCTGGCCTTGCGTGTCTCGATCTCTTCGATCTCTTTCCTGCGGATCTCTTCAAGCTCCGCTTTTCTCGACTCGAGCTCTGTGACCTCTGCGGTCAGTGCTTCCAGATTCTCAGGTGCTTCAGAATCCAGCAGGCCGCGGATCTCTTCGAGCCTTGCGTCGATCTCTTCAATCGTGTTCATTGTTTGACTCCCTTCCGAGGCTCTTGTCGATCCTCTCAATGAGTGCTCTGACAGCCTTTGCTCTCTCTGCCTTCACAAGTCTCTCCGCTTCAAGTCTCGCGATCTCTCCGTCGCGCAGGCTCCGGGCCGAGATCTCCGTGCCGTCGTTTGCCGGAAGAGACACGGCGCTCACGTCATACAGTTTGGCGATCTTTGTGATCGTCCTTGTGTAAATGACTTTGCCGTCGACTTCTTCCTCCTTTATGTCATCAGCTGCCACGCGGAAGCCGAAGGACATCTTGTTTGTGTAGCCGCCCTTGATCTCTCCGTAGAGAGCGCGGCCGATCTCCGTGCCGCCCAGGTACGCGTTCACCTGCAGGCCGTGATCGTCAATAGGCAGATGCAGCGTGTCGTTCGAGGTGCGTGCGAATACACGGCCCTCGTGGTCATACTGCATGATCACGTCGCTCATGTCGCACTCGTCGAACGCGTGAGGATCTACCTGCTCAT